AAATCGCAAAGCTCAAAAAGGAGCAGGAGGTTAACACTCAGAAGTGGATCGAGCTAGCTGGCCAAGCAAATCAGGCTCAGGAAGAGTACGAAAGTTTGGCGGCGTATAGTAGTGAGCAGCAACAGCGAGGCCAACCTAGGGGTCCGGAGTCTAAGTTCTCCAATGTTCGGTCGAAGGTAGAGGGCTACCTGTTTGGGCTGTACCAGGCGTTGGATGCCCCCCACCAAACCTATGAGAATGTCTTGAGGGGATCTGCTGAAGAGCCTAACAGGTCTCCTCCAGACTTGTTCAAGAGCCCAGACCCAGAGTCTCTAGTCGCTCCCCCCTTTGGTGCTAGTAATCGTAGCGGATTGGGGGACCCCATTGCGACGGGGCTTCAGGGTAGCTCAGCAGCAGCCGACCTGAAAAATAAGTGGGATTCCTTTGGTAAGGACCTGCAAGACAAGACCAAACGCACGAAGTTGACTCAGGAGATTGCAGCACTACGCGCTAAGCTAGCTAGACTAGAGAAGCGAAAGCAAGACCTGATTGCGGAAGGAACTCCTACGTCGCATGTAGCTGGTAACACGGATACCATTGAAAAGCTAGACAAGGACATTGCAGAGACTCGGCAAGAGCTAACCCAGAAAGAGGCTGAGCTTGCTCAGATTACCTAAGTGAGTAACGTACCCTACGGTAAAATACCAGGTAAAGAGTTCGTAGATGGCGATGATCAGAGGTACGCTCATACTCGGGTGGGGATCATTACACGCGTCGATGCACAGCACTTGAAGTGCGATGTGCGAGTTCTCAGTGGCTCTGAGCAGAGGTTCGAGGTGGACCTCACTCAGTCTATGGCTGGACCGAGAAGCTTCTTTGGTGGTATTCCAGAAGTCAACTCGATTGTCCTCATTGCCTATCGTAGAATCCACAAGCAAGTATTTGAGGCGGTTATCCTTGGGTACCTACCAACTGGTAACCTTCTAGGGCTCAAGTTCGATCCTCTTAGTCCGGTAGACCCTGGAGATGTGGGGCCAGCGGATGTAGCAGGGGCGGTGAAGGTCTACGGGAAGACGATCCGATACAAGCGGATTACAGGCAAGCCCGGTGACATTCTAGGGATGAGTGCGTCCGGGTCTGAGATGGTACTCTCAGAGGATGTGAAGTTCTGCAATCGAGCGGGAGACCTAGCTGAGCTACGAGATGTAGACCGTACTTGGGTAACTCAGGCGCTCCATCGAGTAGAGGCAGACTCCGCATCTTACCTATTTTCCGGAGCTGCTCGACGTGGAGGCATGAACTTACCTGTTGACATCTTCCAGAAGGACAAGGATGGTAAGCTCTCTCGTACAGTTAAGACCCAAGATCAGAGGTTCTTCGGGAGAGACGAGCTTGGTAGTGCTGGGGTAGGTACCAACACATTCGTTAACCCGACTACTGGGAAGGTCCTAGATCGGATCAACGCAGACGAAGAGTTTCCACCTCTGACTTACTCGAATGGGCGTCAGGTATTCTACGCCTCTGGAAATCAGGCTACCAACTTTGAGGACGTGCTCAACGGTGGTACGGGAAGGGCCTTTACTGAGCGTAGGTTAGAGATTCGACACGACACAGACCTACAGCAAGAAGTGCTGGAGGAAATCGACGGCTTCTCGATGGACCGTCCGAGAGTCTACATAGAGCAGGTATTTGGTACCGTCATTGGCAACGACCCCTTCTCTAGTCTAGGTCAACGTCAGTATGGGCGAATCCTAAAGCCAGCCCTCTTTGAGGACTTTGACCAGACCGCTCGGCCAAGTGGGTTCCGCATGGAGGAGGCAGCACGACCTCCAAGTGTGTCGATTGATGAAGCCATGAATATGGCGGCAGCTTACTTGTTTACAGTCTCTCCCCCTCAGAGTGCGTCAAAAAACAAGTTTGCAGTGGCGGTCAGTAAGCAGGGCAAATTGTTCCTGAACGTGCCTGGGTCTACAGTAGAGAACCAGCTCACGAACAATATCTCAGCTGAAGTGAACATGGAGGGGGCCCTGAAGGCTCGGCTCGGAGCATCCACTCCAGACAGGATATCCCTTCACCTGACGTTAGAGGGTGGTGTATTCCTGGACATTGGGTCTAACAAGGACGGGGAGGTAATCACCACCAACTTCAGAGGAGCTGTAAAGCAATCCTACAAGGGTGGCAACAGCGTCAATGATACGGCACAGAGCGTTGACATTGGGGGTAACACGGAGACCTACGTGGGTGGGAACGACCGTCAAGTAGTTAATGGAGCGTACTCTAAGCGAGTGGACGGTGGGTACAGTGTCCACGCGGGTAGAATCGCAATGAACGGCTTGAATGGTTTTTCAGGTAACTTTGGAGAGTACAACCTACTAGTTTCTGGGAAGACTCAAACTCAGTACGCTTTAGCCGTCCTAGAGACGATCGCACTAGGAGGCAAGATCTCCACGATTCTGGCTGGAGCTAAGGTCCAAAACCTACTTGCTGGAGCCATGGTCACAAATGTGCTGGCAGGAGCAACTTCGTTCAACAATGCAGCTGGAGCTTTTTCGGTTCTGGTTGGAGTTGGGGCTATTGGTCTCACTACGGGAGCTGGAGCTATTGGAGTCACTACCGCAGCTGGAGCTATCTCTTTGGCAACTGGGCTAGGAGCTGTATCAATTGTGGGCACCTTGGCCGTAAGTGTGGTATCAGGAGTAGCCATATCTCTCATGGCTCCTCAGGTCCTACTAGGAGGGCCAGCCGCGGTACTAGGAGTCTCTCGTGGTTTGCCAATGATGCCCCCCCTTGCTCCCAGTTTGGATTGGGTAACAGGTTTGCCCTTGGCCGGTTCTTGTTTGATTCGAAGTATTTAGTGAGCGCATGTTGCTCGTCAATAATCGTTCAATGGTGGATACGAGAGTAGAGGTATCATGCCACCGTCTCGTATTCAACCAGAAGACACTTACGCTTCTTTTCACTCAAGAGAGACATTTACCTCAATTGCTGACCGGTTAGGTATATGTCGACCTACCCTTCGTCGTTGGTGGATAGCCAAGTTTGGCATTACTGCTTACGAGCATAGAGCTGCGTCAATCCTTCAGACCCCTGAGGAGAGAAAAGAACACGTTAAGTCTTATCGAGAGACCAATAGTGAGCTAGTCAAAGCTCAGAAAAAAGCCTGGCGAGAAGCGAATCATGAGAAAGTAAAAGCAGGCAAGCAGGCCCATCGAGAGACTCATCGAGAAGAGTACCAAGATTACTGTAGGAAGTACTATGCAGCAAACGCTGAGAAATTTAGAGCGGTGTCCCGACAATACAGGCAGGAAAACGGGGACATCGTTCGACAGAAAGAGAAAGACTATTATCGCACTCACCCAGAAAAAATGCTGTTGAAGAATGCTCGTCAGAGGGCTCGTAGGTTTTCTGTCCCGTTTGGGATCACCATTGAGGATATCCTGAAACTTTTCCCATCGGATGGTTGTTGCCCCATTACGAAAGAGCCTTTTGAACAAGGGGATGGTAAAGTTGGGCCTAGGTCTATGTCACTTGATCGCATTAACCCATCTTTGGGTTACGTTCCTGGGAATATTGCTGTTATCAGCCATCTAGCTAATACGATCAAAAGTGACTGTACAGACCCCGAAGTTTTCCGTCGTGTCGCTCGCTACCTAGAAACTGGTACGTTAGAGACCACATGCTCTTAATGCCTAACCTCACTCTAGCAATTATCCAGGGCCTTGCCTCAGGTGGGGTCGTAGGTCCTGCTGTACCGCAACTAGCTCAAGGAATTGCAGGAGGGATCATGCGCTGGGTCCCTCTTCTCATTGTGAGCACTGTGGATACAGGGACCTATGGGGTAGGGTCGGGTATGGCTCCATTCGCATTGGATGTGGGGTCACTTACGACCAACCTTATGAATGCCTATGCCGTGAACGGTCAGCTTGGTCCTATGTCCAAACCCGAGGCAAAGGGGCTAGCTTCGGGACTAGCTTCTGGTTTTGCGCAAGGGATCATGAAGACGAGTCATGCTACGACAGGGTCTGGGGACGCTCTGGCTAGAGTCTTTGGCCCTCTCGCATTCAGCTCGCTGGAGCAAGGTTTCAAGGCTGCTGGGATGAAGGGACCTTCCTCAGTGAAAAAGTGCAAGGCAATCTCTACCGCCCTTTTTCTAGGGCTTCAGTTGTTTCAGATGCCAATCAAAATCATAGGTCCATCGTCCCCCTCTCCTGGAGGGGGTTCTGGCATCGGTAGAGTCTACTAAGAGGTTTCATGGGATTCTCGCTAAAAGGTTACGTCTTAGAGAAGCCACGGGTTGGAGCTTCCAATTCCGCCTATACTAGCTCTCCGGACAACGTGATCTCCGACTCTGGAGCGTATAGCTCCACTTTTGGTTTGGATGAGACAAGTCCTGGACGGGTGGAGTACCTCACCTCCGTGCTTGTAGATGGCGACCTTGCAAACGCTGAGTTTGGGTGGACGAAGAACGAGTCGTCCTTTCAACGGTTTGAGTTCGACGGGGCTGAGCAACGCTTTCGTCCTATGCAGGGTTCGGTTCGACTTGAGGTTGGGACTGTAGACACTACCTCGAACACAACACGATTGAAGCTACCTAAGCCTACTTTGTCAGCGGCTATAGCGCCTTATCGGCTAGCCGTGGGTAGTGTGGGTAGCGGTACCACGGTGAATATAGTTACCGTAGCGACAGATGGTAACTTCGGGAGTCCAGTTAGCGGTACCGTCGAGTTGTCCCTAGCCACGGGAAACTTGCACTGGAACACTACAGACCTGGCTACAACGTTCCTAGGCCAGAAGGCGTTCTTTCAACGTCAGACATTTTACTCCATCAAGGAGTCTACTGGACGTATTGGAGTTGCAGGGGCCTCCTTGCTCCTCAACCCTCTCCCTAAGACAGGACAGTTCCCTCTTGTCAGGTTTGGGTTTGGGCTAAGTTTACACCCCATCGAGAGGGCCACGGAGGCTGCGTTCTCTGCGAACCCAGTACAGGGTACAGTTGAATGGGCTCTGAATACGGGGCTGCTAAAGTTCAATTCAGTGGACTTGGCTGCGAACACTGGGAAGCCCGTCTACTATGAGGGGGTGTATCTCCAAATTGGGCTACGTCTTCCCCGTCAGGTCATCGGGACCATTAGCGCCCCCACTGCAATTACAGGACTACCTAGTGATGGGGCGGATCTTGTCTTTCGAGCTGTCCCTACCCTTCTAACGGGTACGGCTACGTTTTCAAGCACCACGACTCTTGTGGATGGTGCGGCTAGTTTCATCGTGAATGGAGTTCAGGCTGGGCACATTGCTGTCTTGACAAGCGGTCCCTACGCTGGAGCAAGAAGGGCTATTGTCTCTGTCACTACAACCCAACTCGTAGTAGCTCCTCCTTTCCCAGCTATCACGGGGGCAAGCTACAAGATTGAAAAGGGTATCTCTCAGCTCCCTGAGTTTACTCGGACTACCTCATTCAACCTATTCGGTAAGTCAGGGCAGGTACAGGTCAACCCGTCTACAGGTGCCGTTCAATTCTCATTGTCCGATCAGATTCGATTTGGGGCCCAGTCTGCCGAGGTGGTTTTTGGAGACCTACCTATCGAGCGTGGGCTAGCTCTTCGCCTCTTTAGAACTCCAGTGGACTTGGCAGCTACGAGCACCACGGTTAAGGACGTAGCAGCTTTCTACCCTACGGTAGGGGCATCCTTGGCTGACCCTATTGTAGGGGCGCCTATGGTGTTTCTACCCGTTGCTCCCATTGACGATAATGCCTACCCTATGACGTTTACCGTCGAGCAGGGTACGGGCACCTTTACGGGTGCGTTGGCCAGACTAGATGTCCCCTCCCCCACTGCCGGACTGGGCTATACGATCGACTTCGAGGGGAAGCAGTTCAACTTCGCAAAACGAGTAAACAACGAAGTTACTCCTATTGCAAGCATCTCTGGGTCGGTCCAGTTAGGTAACCCTTTGGTGTCCAACGCAACCCTGGAGTTGGATCAAGGACTAGGGTACACTCCACTAACCCTAGGGACAGACAGTATTCTAGAGCCGCTATCTGGGGTCGTTACCTTCGTTGAGACCTTAGGTGGAGTTCTGGTGTCGAGTGGGAAAGGGGTGGTCTCTGCCCTTACTACCCTGACAGACACAAGCGCAAACTTCAGTGGGTTGGTTGCAGGGGATCAATTCATAGCGCTCAATACAGCATCCAAGGGGGTGTACGACGTTACCGCAGTTACTGGAGCCACCACCCTCACATTCACTCCCCCTTTCCAAGCAAACACTTCTGGGGTGTCCTACGAGGTACGTAGAGGCAAAGAGATCCTAGTTGACCGCTACTTCAAGGAAGTGTTGCTTGCGGACCCGAACACAAAGGTGGAAAAGCTTCGGGGTCTTGGGGCTATCTCGAACTCCCCTCGCCTAAGCATCCCACTGGCTTACTTGAATGTCTCTAGATTCCGACTGGCTCTTGAATTCCTCACCCTGAGTATCGTTGCGAATGACGCTGCGTTTACGGCCCCAGCGTCTCTTGCTACAGGGACTGTGCAGATTAGTCAAACTACGGGAAACCTGAACTTCAGTCAGGTCGACGTGGCAACAGGTCAGACGGTCTATTGGGCTAGAAAGCTAGTGCAGGGGCAGGAGTATCGAATTGAGCCAGAACTTGGGTTCATTCAGACTACTGAGCGGCTACTAGCTTTGGATGAGCTGTACATCACGTATAGCTCGACTCAGGATAGCCCCTCCGTTCCGTTTGAAGAACGAGGTACGTTCCTAGTTCGAAAAGAGTTGGTCGTTCACCCAGAGCCCACGTCCAAGGTGCGCTACAACTTGTTGGGTCGAAGTGTAGCTTCGGTCCCTCCCCCCTCTGTGTTTCGAGGAGGTAGACCGCAAGACGGATCTCAGATCGAAGCTACCAATCTTTCGATTACGTTTTTGCCTGATGTCGTGCCGACCGTGGGAGGGGAGGAGCGGGTAACAGACGCTCTTCCCCATGGAGAGATTGTCCAACCCCATGAGAGAATCTATGTAGACTACTTTGTGTACGATGCTATTGGAGGGGAGAACACAACCACGGTTCTGAAGCCCTCCATTAATCTAGCCAAAGTGGTGATTACAGAGGGCGACTCCACGTTTAAGGTAAAGGGAGATCGTACTCTCGACTTCCCCGCAAATTACCTTCTGCGCATCGAGACAGAGCAAGCCTACTACCTCAGTGGGTCTACTTACAACGCTACCACGGATGAGACTACCGTAACGCTTTTGAGCCCTCAGGTATTTAGAGACTCCTACACTCAACCTCGGTTGTACCTGTCTTCCGGGGTCATGCGGACTACCAGCGCATTTCTACAGCCAGCCTACTTCACACTAGAGTCAGCTGTTTACGATGGTATCCCTCGTGGGATGAATCGATTTAGGCTGCAAGGGGATAGGACCCTTTCCTATGCAGCTGGGGTAGCACTACACTTCTCACAGGTATCTCCATCCGTTAACGACTTCTATCTCGTAAGTGGGTCTACGTACGACCCGACTCTCGATCGAACGGAAGTTGTTCTGACTCAATCGACAGCAAGGCAGTACACCTCCCACACTCTTCGTAGGGCTGTTCGGCCCCTACTAGAGGCGACTGCAAAGACCGTCAACACCAGCACTCCTCCTGCAATCCCCCCACCCCTCACATCCATTCTGGACAGCGTAAGGGTATTTCGTAGGGTAGAGGGTCAAGCCGGGCAAATTCTAGCCTCTCCGCTCGACTTCACCATCAATAACTCAGGGGTTGTCACCTTCAACACTCCGTTGAAGCCTAGTGAAGAGTTCTCGATCTTCTACACAAGGCATCGATTCATCCAACCAGGGCAACTTCGAGCGTCCTATACGGCATCCATTGCTCCTAACTCTGCAAATGGCCTTGAGAATCAGGTCCTTACGGCCAACTTTACGGCCCTATCTCCAGACTCCTTTTACTTCCGAGTGGAGACCCTCACAAACTTCCGTGGGGAAGTAGCTAAGAAGTACAAGGCGGATGCAAGCGCCTCGGCTCCATCGAGTGGCCCTAGGGTGGATAATGCTTCTCAGCCTAAGCTATACGAGCAGGGGCAGAAGTCAGTTTACTTTGATGAGGGTTACTTGTTGAATGAGGACTTGGTAGCACGAGCTTCCCTCAAGTTCTACAACGACACTGTCAACTTCCTTGAGGACTTGCTACGTAATATGGATGGTCGTGTAGTGGGGGACTACGACGGTAAGCTGAAGTTTGACGGGACGACTGGGGTCCTAGTGACTGACTTCTCCCTAGCCACAAACCAGATTGACGATACGTTCAAGATCTCTGGGTTCCCAATCAACTTTACGCCACCTTTGTTCCCATTCAAGTTCGTTGATACCTACATCAAAGCCTACAAGCCGAACGCAAAGAGTAGGTTCTTCCCTACGTCTCGCAATCGATACGGGTACACAGTGGTGGGTCTGAATACGGCTGCTGAGACTGGCGCCCAAATGGTAGACCTGGGGTCGAAGAACATCACGGGCACAGCGCCTGTAGCCTCACGTAGGATACCTAGGGCGCGTGTTGTGGAAGCAGCGGCAGCTGGGGCGACCATCCTGAAGGTAGATACGACCGCTGCCTTTACGACCGAGCCAGGCCCCTACCGTCCTGCCTTCGTGACTGGCATGAAGGTGGTGGTACGGGACCCTTCAGGGGCTTACCTCGTGACGGAGCTTTTTCCGTCAACTGTAACCGTGAGTGGAGCCGACACGCTAACTCTAGCGCCTGGAGTCGTTGGGGCTGTTCCTGTTGGGTCTACCGTACATCTTGGCGTACTCGATAGCTCCTACCAGAAGAACTTCCGGATTGGGTTTGACGTGGGGTTGGATGCTGAGAAGGGCTACCTACTGTACACAAAACCATTCTTCCCGTTTGATGGGACTGTCCCTGCTATCTCGGCTGAGCTGAGGGTTCAGGACGTAAACTCTCAAGAGCTACTTCAGACCTCCATCACGGTCTCAAACTCCAGTACAGAGCCGGAGAAGTTTCCTTGCCTGCTGGGTAAGGCATTTGATGACGATGGAGATCAGAGACTTCCGCTAATCAATCCTAGCTACCTGAGGGAGACCGCCCCCCTAGCCGAACCTGGTACCACCAAACCAGCCTACTTGAATCTTGAGCAGACAGCCTTGAGTGACGGTGCAGCTAACGCGGTAAATCCATTCACTGGGGTAGGTACACTCAACGTAGCGAGAACCATCATTACGAACCCAGTGAACTTCCCAGTTCCAGTTCCTCAAACTGGAGACCTTGTTAGGATTACTTCTGGGTTGAATGGGGTGACTGACTTCCGTAGGGTGAGTGCGGCCACCCTGAATACGATAACCGTAGATGTGCCATTCTCGGTACAAGATGCTGGGTTCAATTACCTTGTAACCACAGCTGCTAACCTGGTTACAGGCACGATAACTGTCATGGCAGGAGCCGTAGTAACGGACGCTCTTGTAAACTTCGTAACGGCTGGAGTAAAGCCTGGACAGACCATCGTCCTAACTCAACCTGGCCACTTGGCAGAGCTTGAACGGAGACAGGTACTCTCCGTTACAACGACTCAGCTTACCTTGACAGCTCCATTTTCTAGCTTGGTTACCCCTGCTACGTATCGAGTACATAACCCAGTCAACACTTACAGCTCTACGACACTAAGCTCGAACCTAGCAAGTCAGGTTGCCATCCTATCCACAAACTCGGATAGCGAGTTGAATTCGATAGACAACACGTACAATCAAGTATTTACGGATCGGCTATCTCCCACAGTGGCATCAGGTACGGCTACTGCGGCAAATACTCTTGTTGGAGTGGGAGTTGATTTCCTTACCTCAAAGGTAGCGATAGGGGACTTTGTGTATGTGCAGCCAGGACAAGCGAACGAGGGGATCTACACGGTTGGGGAAGTGGTGAACTCAACCACACTGAAGATCAGTGAGTCCCCAGGGTTCACTAGTCTCGTAGGGTTGACGTTCCGAGTCGCAAAGTCCTTCGGCCTAGGGGGGCAGGGGTTGAAGGACTTGTTTGATGTGCGTAAGAGCACTGCAACTTACCTACAAGCAATTCAGACTTGGAATAGCCTAGTAACGACCCCGGTAAGTGTGCTAGTCCCTCCTGGGACTGTAAATGCTACCTACTTCGCGAGAGCTTACACGCTAGCTGATTTCACAAGTAGAGGTACATCCGTCACAAATCGCAAGACCTATCTAGACAATACGGGGATTTCAACGGTAGAGAAGGTCCTGTCTTCTGGGGACCGCCTATACGATGCACGTTTCGCTTGGATCGACGCTAGAGTTAACCTGGAAAAGGGGATCATTGTCAAGCAGGAGCGAGCAGTCTCAGACCGACTTAAAGCTCAGGCTGAGACCCTGAAACAACTAATCAAGCTACTTACCGTAGAGGAAGGTACCTGACGCCATGCCGGACACAAAAGAGGAAGCTACTGAGGCAGAAGTACCTAAAGAGGAGGCACCCAAGGAGGCCCCTCCGAATTGGGAGTACAAGACAGACTTTGCCATCAATACCAAAATGAGGGAGGTGGTAGCGAAGTCCATTGAGGCGTCTGAGCTAGAGCTAGCGGGGCTTCTACGTAAGCTTGACAAGTTGACTTACGGAAGCTGAGGATTCATGTCTGATTGGGCTGAGTTTGCGATAAAGATCCCAGGAAAAGACCTCCTCGAAGGGGTGAGGACGATCCTTGAGACGCTCCTCATTTTCCTGGAGATTCTCAAGGTCATTCTTGAGACCATTTCGCTGTTCCTGATCGACTTCGGGAACCCTCTTCGCCTACTCATTGAAGCACTGCTGGCTTTGATTCTTCAGCTATTCGAGAGTCTAAAGCGGACTGGGTTGTTCGGGTACTTCGACATACCTAACCCGCTTCAGGACCCTGGGTTCGATCGATTCAAGGGGGGCTACCAAGCCTTCACAGAGCGCTTCAAGTCTTCTCTGTTCGACAGTAAGGACCCCTTCCGACCTCAGCCACTTCCTGGAGCGAACAAGAGTGGGTTTGTACTCATCGTGGCGGACGCTGAGTCTGTATTTGGCATGTTGCGGCTTATCAACATCCTCATGCGATTCTTCGGTAAAGAGCTACTCTCTCCTCAGTACACGGCACCTGCCAACCTGAAGATATTTCCTGCTGGTCAGAAACCTGGAAGCAATAGCGTAGACGCTCTGCTTCAGGTGGCTAGTGTGTTCGGTGCTCAATTGAAGGGGTTGTCTATCTCCTGGTCCCTGGCTACAAATCAACTTCCACCAGATCCAGGGTTCAATGACCTCCTAGCTTCGGTTGGAAACGAGTTTATCCCTCAGAAGTGGCTCATTGAGCGGACTGGTCGTGAGGGTGGGCCAGAGATTCTAACCAAGACGTCAGCTACAAACTTCGAGGATAAGAAGGGTAAGCTGATTAAGCGGGAGCAGCGTATCCGCGATGAACAAGGGGACTACTTCCGTAAGTTTGAGAAGTACATCGTACTGGATGCGAGTACCAACACAGCATCTTACCTACTCGGTCAACTAGGCACCTTTAGGTACATTGACGAAGATGTTACTAAGGATAAGACCTACTACTACAGAGTAAGGGCATTTAGCGGGGACTTGAAGGTCAGCAGTAGCGGGACCATTAGCCTACCGGCACCCATAGAGGACATGAAGACGAAGGACCTTATCCAAAAGTGGCCGGGTAAGGATGTCATCATGGGGCGTCCGTCAGGGATCGTTACGGGAAGAGTTCCTAACATCCCAACGGACTTCGACGTACTTAAGGTACTTAAAGCCACCTTTAGAATGGCTTTCGCTCTCGGGTTCCACTTGGAGCTTAGTCCGGATGCGAAGTTCGATGATGATGGAAATGCCATCCTAGGTACTAGTTCGATCCAGATAGGAAGGGGGTCTCTTGCGAATCTTGCAGGCCCGCTTGGTAGGCTATCCCCAGATACAGAGTTTGCTGCGCTCTTTGGAGCTGGGTTCTCCGATGCGGGTACTCAAGCAATCGTTGAGCCAGACCCGGTAACTGGTAAGTACCCAGATGTGACTCACAACTACTTCAGCGTCAAGGCTCAGGCTGCCAGGCTAACCACAATGGTTGCACAGGCTATGCTGGACAATAGTGGGATGCTCATCCCACTTAAGGACCTCTATCAGAGTACCATTCCAAAGCCAGTGAGTGGCGAAGGGTACTTCTCTAGCGGTATCACGACGATTGAGAAGATGGTTCTCCAGTTCGTCAACCTTCCAGACAACTTCCCAGATGCGTATGACGTTAAGGTCTACGAGACCTACGGGTTTGCTTACACGGACCCGAACACAAGGCTAAATCTGCTGACAGCAGTGCAGTTCATTAAGTCCTTCACGTTAGGTGGGACGCCCCCCAACTGGATTCAGGTCAGCTTGCTACGGGACATCATCCCATGGTCGGGGCAGTTCATCTACGACCTCTTGGCCAGGATTGACGCCCTCCTTGACGCTTTCAAAAGTGCGCTCAGTGAGCTGAAGGCCTTCATCGACCTACTGATTCGCAAGATCGATGTCATGGAGAGGTTCATCAAGTTCCTCATTGAGATCCTGAATTACCTGGACAACTTCTCCGTTGGGTTCTACTTCTTGGCGCTACCTAACACGGATCGTGGCATCCCAGGTTGGATTGACGCTATCGACAATGCAGGAGGAACTCGACCTCCCTCTGGTCCTGGTGGCTATACCGCTGGTATTGCCCTCGCTTACGCGGGTCCCAATGTGGACGCTTTTGCAACCGCTTTTGGTCTTATATTCTAGCTGTAGCTATGAGTGGAGGGTCATATGCCGTTTGAGTGGTTAGGAACCTTCAATCGCAGTCAATTTGACCGACTTACGGCTTACGCTAGAGATCAGCTTGCGCACATCGATGCGAGAATCTCTCACTTAACCTATGAGCAAATGCGCATAGGGTTCCTGAAGTTCTCCTACAACTCTGCGGGCAAGCCTACCGCGTACTCCACAGGGTCGAACGGAGGTTCGCCTACGTACATCGGTAAGTTGATGGGAGCCTACGAGGCTATTGGAGGAGACCCATTTTTTGATTTGCAGACTCGTGCAATGGTGGACCAACCCGTGTACTACCCACGAGGTACTGAGACGGCTGCGACCAAGGTTCTCTCGAACGGAGAACCCCTACCTCAAAAAGGACTAGCCGATGCTCCTTCAGCTAATCTTAGCCAGCAGATGCGATCTTGGCTACATGCTACACTAGAGCGTAGGGCAAGACTCGAACGTAAGATTCGAAGAGCTTTGGATTACGGGGATCAGTTGCAAGCGGAGATTGAAAACTTGCAACTCCTAAAGAAGGGGGCTGCTACCACTGGTTCATTTGAGAACCTTGTTGCAGAGATAGGTCACCTTATCTCAGATCCCAACTACAGAGCGTTGGGGGATGACAAGGGAGGCGACCCTCATGGTAAGCTGGCGTACGCTCCTATGGCCTCCTACGAGCCAGGAGAGGGTCGTGAGGCTCCTGATGGCCTGAACGTAGAAAAGACGGCCAAGGGCTACTCTGTCTCAGGAAGTGGGTGACCGTGAGCTACGATCGCCAAATAGACCAGTTGTGCCCACACCTCGTAACTGAGGAGTTACTACTCGTTCGTACGGATGGGCAGACGGTAATTCCGTTGAGGCCCATTGCTTCTGCAAACTCTGTTACCGTAAGGCTAAACGGAGAGTTGGATGTCCCATTCTCAGGGGTCCACCTTCCAGCTCAATCTGGTGGAACGAAGGAAGGTCCATTTGACATTGTAGCTGGAGTGAACAACATCCTGGCCCTTCAGGTGAATTCGGGGGTAGAGCAAGTTGCTACCCTGCCTACGACCAAAGGGATGTCTGCTCAGAAGTTGGCTATCGCACTGAATGCTGCTCTTCAGGGAGTCCAATTCTATGCTGATCGTAACTTCCTCAAATTTCGCTCTAGCCTGTCCGGACACGACGCCACAATTTACATCAAAAATGGCAGTACTCTTGCAGGTACCGTAGGAATCAAGTCGAATAGGTTGTACCAAGGGAAGCAGATTGCTCCTGGGTGGTCTCTCATCAACGACCCAAACACGCTGCAAGATAGGCCAACTCGGCTTGTAATCTTTGATGAGGCGCTACGTGGGTTCCAAGACTTCGCTGAGTTGAACTACACCACAATTCGTCAGGAGTGCCGTCGTTGTGGTGGAATAGGCACAGAGAATGATTGGCGGTACGATACGGATGGGAAGGTCATTGAGCTACGGCAAGAGAGCCTTCTAATCCAAGAGCTGACCAAGGTGGTCTACACGGCCAGAGGGAGTAACCCATTCCATCCTTGGTATGGTACACTCATCACTGAGCAGATTGGGCAGAAGATTACCTCACGCGGTCTCATCCAGAGTACGATTACCGCAGATATAAAGACTACATTCACCCGATGGCAGTCGATTAAGCGGCAGCAAGAGGAGAACAGCGGGCAGTTTGTTTCGGATGAGGAGTACCCCTTTAGGTTGAATGAAGTACTACTGGAGCAAAGTCAGCGGGACCCTACAGTGATGTTTGTGACCGTGAACGTTCAGAACAGGTCCTTAAAGCCCGTACAACTTACCAGAGGCCTTCGACTTCCAACCTCTCTTGACTTGTTGGGTTTGAATACAGACCAGCGTCGCACCACTCTAAGTGAGTACTCTTCGATAGGTTAAGCACATGGCAGCAACTCCTCAAGTCAAGTTACGAGATGGTTCAGGGTACAACTCGAATCTTGTGTTCACTACGAACCAAGAGTCGATTGTGCTTGAGGGTACCGTGGGTGTAAACACGGCAGACATCCAGGTGTCGATCAATGGAGCCAACTTCGTTTCTGACCCCACGCTTGTCAAGTTCAACCTACCTGCGTTTACAGTTCCAAACCTGGACAACTACCCGAATGGGTTGGCACTGGTCTCCGGGCTCAACACTGTCCGTGTGCGTACTATCGACATTGTAGGTGGGGTTAGTGGCCCAGCAAACGTAGAGATTACCAAGCTACGTCAAATTGACGTACCACAGGTAGAGATCCCCACTGGGATTCAAGTGCGACGTAGGCGTAATGCGGTAGACATCCTAGCTGCAATCCCCAAAACCGCTAACTCCCCGTTTGGAGGCCCTACTCCTAACTACTTCAGAGGGTTCCATTTCTACGCTTCCTTGAACCCTAGCGGAACTTCGGGGTACTATCGTATCAACGATAAGCTCGTGACCGTAGCCTCTAGCGTGTATGAGGAGACGGCCACTACGTTTGGTACGGACTCTACGGTATGGCAAGCTGAGACGCTACAGAACTTAAGGGTGAAGGTAACTGAGGAGAATGAATATGGTGACACTCTAGCGACAAGGCTAGATCGCATCTACTCGGTAGCTCAGTATACAAGAAATCTGAGGTTCGCCTCTACGTTAGAAGAGGTAGAGCTAACTGAGTTCATCAGTTTCCGACACCTACGCGAGGGTGGAGTAGGTATTGTCAATGAAGACCAATTCTCTGGGGTCTCCTCAAGTGAGCCACTCTACTATGTCGTATCAGCTGTGTACTTCGATCCCCAAACGGGAGAGGAGTTCGAGAGCCCCTACTCTCAAGAGGTGCTAGGGAACCCTCTTGTCATTGATACCGCAATCCGAGACCTGCCGGGGCGGAACCAGTTCAATGTCGTTACAGACTTCATCCGAGCTATCCAGCGAGTAAATGCAGAGATCAGTCTTATTCCAGGCTCTACAACGAGAGACGTGTCGATTGACCCGTTTAGCTCGGAAGCCGAACGTCTGTACTTCCTACTGGACTTCGTACATAGGGCTCAGAGCTTCCTTACGTTGCTTCAGATCGACGATGCCAACAACGATGGGGTGTCCGACCTAGTAGAGGCAAGTGCGTACAAGACAGCCCTACAAGCGGCCTTAGGGTTCACGTCTACCGGAGCCGTACAAGGGCTCATTGACTCTGCGTTCGACAAGCTAGCTGGGAATGTCAGTAAGCCTCGACTGCCTGGTCGTCCATCGGTAGGTCAGGCAGTCTTCTATACAACGTCTAAGCCAACTGTAGACCTTGTGGTCCCTTCGGGAACCATTGTCACCAGTGAGGCAGACTCTACTACAGGGTCCCCGTCCGCTCGATTTAGAGTCGGTGGGACCTATACGCTCCTAGCATCCCAGGCGGACGCTTACTACAACTTCGACGAAAAGCGATACGAAATCGTTGTAGATCTTGTAGCTGAGCAGATCGGTGGTGCTGGGAATAAGACGGCTAACCAGATAAAGAATGCTCAGGGAGTAAGCGGTCTATCTGTCACAAATACGGAAGCTACTGTCTTTGGGCGGGATCGCGAGTCCAATGCGGAGTTGGCCGAAAGGGCGCTCCTTGGATTTACCTCTGTAGATACTGGCACAGAAGGTGGCTATAGTGCGAACTCCGCAGCTCAGATTGGAGTGATTAAGGCGAAGGTCGTGAAGAGCGGGGACGCTCTCATGATGAGGGATTACGACCCTGTACGCAAGAAGCACATTGGTGGAAAGGTAGATATCTGGGTCCAAGGCCTTCGTGAAAGGCAAGTCACTGAGAAGTTTGCGTTTAGCTTCGAGGTTGCTCGGGACATTCAATGCCAAGTTATCGACTTGGGTACCCTTACGATTCGAGTACAGGATAGTCGGGTCACTGCAAGCACCCCCATAACCGAGCTACTCAATAACCAGAGCCAAGGATTGGGAGTTCGTAACGTTACCCAAGGCCTGGACTATCTTCTTACTGGGGCGGTCATTGTAGACTACCAGACCTTCAGGTTGAATCCTGCACTTGCAGGGCAACCTGTTACGGCATTCGATGATGTGATTACAGCAGACTACCGTTTCAGGTCCATCAATCAATTCAGGTTTAGCTTCCAACCCGTCCGTAGGATTGTGTCGGTTACTGGAGAGGTGTCCGGTACGCTAAACTCTACCTTGGGGTACAGCCTATTCAAGACTGACGACCCTCTACTAGAGGGAGAGAGCACGATAGCGAACGACCACTTGGTCATAAACCAGGTAGCTGGAATTCCTACTGGGGGTACCATCACTGTGAATGCCGAGAGCCATGTTCTGATTGGATTCACAGAGGAACCCCTCGTATCCATTGGCATAAATACGAAAACCCTTCGTGTTTTCAATCAGTCTCGAACCGTTGAGTACGCAGGACCTGAGACCACAAGTCCAGACTTTGAAATCATCAATGGTACAGCGACCACTCCTGTACGGATCGTAAGGACCTCTAGCTCGACTATCGTCAACGGGTCGACGGTCTCTGTGGACTACGCACACGATGAGAACTTTACGGTAACCTACGTAATCAACGACTTGCTACAGCAGCTACAGAGAACTCTAGACTATAAGCGCCATGTAGCCGCAGACCCAATAGTAAAGCAGTCTATCCAGAACTCACTTGATGGCGAAACCACTGTCCAAATGTTGAAGGGGTCTACCAAGGACAAGGTAGACCCACTACTTCGGTCAAACGTAAGTATGGAGTTGAACCGTAGACTGATTGGGCAGGGGATCGCACAGTCTGACTTCATCAATACCGTGGACTCGACTCCTGGGGTCGACTTTCAGGTCATTCCGTTGGCAAAGATGGCCTACTCAGATGGGTCTAGGAAACTACGGGAGGCTCTTGCAAGTAACTCTAAGCTCCTACCCACGTTGGATGCTGGTGGTAATAGGGCCTACATCCTTACAGGAGCTTTGAAGTTCCCAACGACGGATGGCGGAGGATTGGCAACGGAGCATCGAGGGGTCTTCCAGGACGATGAGGCTATGGTACTCGCTTCGTCTCTGAGTCTTGTCGCAAGTGGCCCCAACCAAGCGTTCATTATCGGGTCTGCGGGTGCTCTCATCGAGGGGTACACTGACACTGCAACGTTGGTTGCGGCTGGGTTTACAACCACTGAGACCCAACAAGTCGAGTTCCTACGCAGAACTGCAAACCATGTGGTCGTTGCCCTATCTGGGTCTACTCTACTGGAAGACCCGTCGAAGCACACTTACACGGCTAGTTACGTAATTCGAGGGGACTCAGGGTCGAAGGACATCACCTCCTCCGGAGTTGAGTTCATAGACCTAGGCAACCTAACGGTCACCTACCGTTTGGCTGGAGATGCCTAATGGCTAGATTCGACCAAGACCCTTCTCGGGTAAATCACACCTTAGTCCAACGCGGTAAGGAGTACAACTTTCGACTTGCGCAGAGAGCGCAAGCTATCTTCACAAACTTGCTTAACTTACTTCCGTCTAACTACATCAGTACCGTACAGGGTCCAAACTACACGAATGAGGTGAAGGCTGTTGCCGTGGAGCTGGCAAGGCTAGAGTTGGCCCTAGAGGACGTTGAGACGGACTCGAACTACAAGACTACGAGATCCGACTTCATCTATAGTCTCGTAGGGTACCTAGTGTTCTTGAACGGTAGAGTCCCAACGTCTACGTTTGATGACGTAGAGTTCAAAAACTTCCTCCTGAACACGATTCGCATATACTTTCAAGGGTCTATCCCTGCGAGTATGCGAGATGCGGTCAACCTGTTTATTTCGAGTGGGGTGACCTTCACTGAGAACTTCCTCCTCGTTAGGGCGTCGGCCCCAGGCCTAGACATTAGTGATCAGTTCGGCTTCCAGTTCGACATTGACGCGATAGGGAACGTGTTTCCTCCTGACATCTTCAACATTGACGCAAATCTCAGGCCACTGTTGGACACGATTCGACCTGCACATACTCTGTTTAGGATTCGGTACGTGTTTCGAGATTCTTACACCCCAAACCCTGACAAAGGTGGTAAGATCCTCGATACGTCTCGTGTGAGGTTAGCGAACTACTACTACGAGGACTTTCGGAACTATACCGATGGCTTGAAGGACCAAGATAGGCTTGGAGTCAAGGTAAATGTTGCGGTTGTAGACGAGAGCCACTCCGACGACTTTTAGCCTCTCTTGGAGGCAGAACCTTTTAATCTCTATTTCCGGTAGGAGGAATCATGAACATCCAAGAGTGCGTACAGGGACCTAGAGCTAAGGCTGTTATTATTCACGAGAGACCCTACGACTACGATGAGAAGCGTGGAATCTGGATGCGTCGAGTAATTGACGAGCAGGAATCCTCCAACATCGTTACGAATGCTGGTCGTGTGCGAATCCACACCTACCTCTACGGGGCTGGAGGTCAGCGAGTAGGGATCGGGGCTGGGCTCAACTACATTGCCCTATCTAACAATGCGACCGCTCCTGCTCAGTCAGATACAGTCCTGACAGGGGAGATCACGAATACCGTGCCTACGGCTGGCCTTCAGCGAGCACTAGGTACCGTGACCCTTCCTACGGGAGCAGGCACTCAGACTATCATTCAGAAGGTCTTTACCTTCACGGGCACCCCAGGTCCTCAAGGAGTCCAGAAGACGGCTCTGTTTGATGATGCCTCTGCTGGTACCATGGCCCATGAGATCCAGTTTGCCCCTCGCACTTTGTTCACAAACGACACACTTACCGTGACCATGAGCATAACCTTAGCTTGACTCATGGGTATTTACGGTAGCATCTATGGTTTATATGACCCAAGTACCGGAGAACTCAGGTATATTGGGCAGACAACAATCCCTCTGAGGCGTCGTTTGGCTGCGCATATGACCCCTAGCTCCCTCTCTCATCCTGAGTACAGGGCCTACTGGATTTCGTCAATTCTTCGCCAGGGTCTACGTCCAATCATTAAGGAGATCGCTACAGCCTCTTCGAGGGAGGAGCTTGATCGCCTTGAGGTTGAACACATCGCCTTGGCTAGGTTGGGTCAGGTTCGTCTTGTGAATATTGAGCCAGGTGGAAACTCCCTTTCTCCTGAGCATTATACTCGTCTTGCTGAAATGAAAAGAGGCATCCCACGCACCCCAGAGGTACGAGCCAAAATCTCAGCAGCTAAGAAGGGCAAACCATCCTCCAAGCGTGGCCCAATGAGCGAGGAGCAGAAGGTCAAAGTCTCCGCTTCAAGGAAGGGCAAGCTCCTTGGAGCCACTCATCATCAGTACCGGGGCGACATCTCAACAGACTTCATCCTCCAGAGAATCGCTGAGGGTCGGACGAAGGTTCAGGTGGCTGAGGAGCTTGATGTTTCCAGTACGCTCATTCACCGTAGGTTGAACCAGGCGGGGCTTACGGGAGAGAGTCGACCCAAGGGTAAGCGAGAAGCCTGGAACAAGGGCAAGGCCCACTCAGCAGAGCATGTTGCTAACTTTGCCGCATCTAGGAAGGGTAAGGCGACCGGGACAGACCACCACTTTTACCGACATGACATCCTGGACGAAGACCTTCGTCAAAAGGTTCAGGAGGGTCTCACCCCCTCTCAGATTGCAAAGTACTACGGGATAGCTCGAATTACTGTTGCTAGAAGACTTAGGAAAGTAGCTTAACATGGCGTACCCTCACACCCTTGCTTGGTCCGGGTACTGGAGTACGAACTATGCAGGTTCGCCTTGGGTTGGGGAGGCGACTGCTGGGGCTAGCTCTGGTCGTGACTTAACGGAAGCTACAAATCCACCAGCTACAGGAACCGCACGCTACGGGCATACCCCAGCTGACTTTGACGGGGTAAACGACACTCTATCTTCGGTAAACCTTGTAGAAGACTTCATGACGGACTGGGTTACCGTCCATGCAGTCGTAAAGGTGAATAGTGCTGTAGCTCCAAGTGCATTCCTTTACGACGATCCGTGCATCATAAATGTGTATGCCAGTGCAGCTATATGCATTTCAGTAACTACTTCTGGAGTCGCCTTTCAGGTTTACACTTCGACAGGATCGGTACAGACGGGTTACGTGCCTTTGTCTCTTGGGGTCGTGCACTGTGTGCAAGCACGTTCAGACGGCACGAATTGCTCTATACGTGTAGATGGGGGTGCTTGGACAAGTGTAGCGAATGTGGACCCTATTGTTACTGCCCCAGGAGTTCCACTACTTGTAGGAAAGGACTACTACGCCTCAAATTTCCTTGACGCGGACATCTACACGTTAGGTGTTGCCCCATCTGCATTTTCGGATGGTACACTTGATTCCTTGTATGCTTACGACAGGGATCGCTACATATTCCTTCCGCTTGATGCAACTCTAGCTGGAGATGCTTCTCTGACTGCAAGCCTTGATCTTCTTGGAGGGGCTATCGCAGTAGATGCCACCATATCCGGAGATGGGTCGGTCACTTCAAGTCTTAGTCTGTTAGGAGCCCTAGACTCAGGCCTAACTGGGGATGCCTCGGTCACCTCAAGTCTTGACCTATTAGGCGCACTCACTACAGCCCTAGCCGGAGATGGGTCGGTTACCTCAAGTCTTGACTTACTAGGAGCCCTAGATACAGCTCTAACTGGGGATGCAGCAGTAACTGCAAGTCTTGATGTTCTTGGGTCTGGTATGGATGCCACCCTAGCTGGGGATGCGTCTGTCACCTCAAGTCTTAGTCTGCTAGGAGCCCTAGGTGCAACCTTAGCTGGGGATGCTTCTGTAGCTGCAAGTCTTGACGTCAACTTGGTTGCAGCTCTAGCTGGAGATGCCTCTGTAGCATCTAGTTTGAGTTTACTGGGAGCCCTAAGCTCCACTGTAAGTGGGGACGCCTCAGTATCTTCAGCTCTAAGCGTGGTAAGTCCTCTAGCGTCAGCTCTTGCTGGGGGCGCCACTGTTACCGCAAGCTTAGTTACCTCAGGTGTTGCAGTTCCAGTAGACGCGACGTTGGCTGGGGGGGCTACGGTTGCGGCGAGTCTCGTACTTCAGGGGAGCTTGTCTGCTACGTTAGCGGGAGGGACTACAATTGGCCTCCTGTCCCTAACAACGATATCGAGTGACTTCGACGAGTATCTCACGATCGTTGAAGATGCTAGTTTCTTGACTCGAAGTAGCGTTGCAGTAGAGGACACGTTAACGCTATTTGAGGCTATCCGTACAGGACTATCCTTGTTCGAGAGCCAAAGTAACACTACGATTCAAGTTGTATTTCCAGAGGAGCTAAGACTCAACGGAGTTTCGGATGTCACCAACTACTCAGTAGATAGCTACGGTGGTGGGTTCCCTATCAACATCCTATCCGTTGCTCCAATCGTTCAGACGAAAAAATCTGGCGTACAAGGTCAGGTTGTGGAGTCCGCTCCTGGTGTACTGTACTCCAGGGTATTTGATCTCTACTCTGACACAGCTATTCCCTCGGATATCGGGGGCTACTTAGTGCTAGGATCAGAGTCATTCCAGATTACTGCTGTAGCAGGATCTCAAGTTACTGTAGACCGACCTATTCCAATTTACGGGCTAAATGGTAATTACGTCCCAGGGTCTGGGTTCACCTCTGGAACGGGTCAGCTTGTTTGGAGCATCACTACAGGCGTCCTGGGGGCCACGCTAACGGTCACTGAGGGTACCGATGGAGCAAGCTACCTAGGTAGAGTGACGCACCTGCAAAGAGCCGTTAGCGGTCAAATATACTCCAGTCCCAGCTCGTTCTCGTTTCAAGCTATCGGCCTGAAGCCAAGAGTTTCTAGCGTGCAGTTGTCCACTGAGGGTACGCTACTCATTACCTTCAATGAGGACATGCGAATCGACGCAGCCCTTCTGGATGTTGCGGAGTACTCAATTACGGGCCCTACGAGAGTGCAGATTGAGTCTGTCTCAATGATAAGCTCACGAAGTATAGCTCTTTTGACTTCAGGGTTTGGAGCTGGGAGCTACAATCTAACGGTCAACGCAACAGGGACTCCTAAGGACCTAGCTGGTAACCCTATTGACCCTATCTTCAACTTGGCGGCATTCAGCGGATCTGTCCCAGTTACCAGTAAGTCCATTTTCACGGATAAGGGTCCGATCGTAAGGCCAGCACTCACCCTTCAAAGTGGGGTGAACGGGACTATTCAGACCTTTACGACAACGACATTTGGAGCCTCAAAGGTCTTCACCTCGAACGAGGTAGTTCTTCCCGGAGGTGTATTCACTTCCAGTCATGTCGGATTGCAGCTTGAGTTAGGTAATTCCACGGTCAATGGTGGTACCTACAAGGTACTTGGGGTGGTAGCTGCAAATCGCTTGAAGCTTCAGGCCAACCTTAGACTACCAGACGCCAATAATGGCAGCCTAAGTTGGAAGCTCGTAAACCCTAGAACGGGGGAGATAGCAGATGACCCTTCGGACGTGAGTGTGCGGGTGAATGGGGTAGCCGTAACTCCTCTTGCTGTAGTTGGACTACTAGGCCAGGTCGTACTACCTAGCGTACCTGCATCTACGGATACCGTTAAAATCGACTACAGTTGGATAAGCGAGCCTACCGTAGAGTTCAGGCGCTTGAACTCCAAAGAGTTTCGTCTCAATGCTTGTGGCAATAACGTAGGAACCGCAAGTGGAACTCAGCATAGCTATCGGTACCGTAACACTACGGTACAGCCAGCCAAGTTTGTACCAACCATTACGACAGCAAGTCTAGTCCAACCCCTCTTTAGGGAGTTGCACTATCGGGCATTCGAGCGAGCCTACTCGGTTGCACTCAACGATCCAAATCTACTGACTCTGAATTGCCCTACGCACAA